ATGTTGTCCCTCCCTCCACCCCATACCTACGCCCGCCTGCTCGGGCCGGCCGGTATTGATCCGGCGCCTTTACGGCTGCCGGTCAGCGCGCTTCGTATCCAGCTCGGCTTCCCCTCGCCGGCCGAGGATTTCCAGGACGACGAGCTCGATCTAAACCAGGTGTTGATCCGCAACCCGCCGGCTACGTTCCTCTACCGCGCCGAGGGCTGGAGCATGATCCTGGCCGGCGTCTGTGACGGAGACATCCTTGTGGTGGATCGTTCAGTGAGTCCGATCAATGGCGACATGGTGCTGGCCATTTGGGACGGCAATCAGCCGGTCTGCAAGATCCTTCAGGTCGCGGTCGACCACATAGAGCTCCACAGCCGCAGCCCACACTGCGCGCCGATCGTCCTGGCGCCAGGCACAGAGGTCGAGGTGTTCGCGGTCGTGGGCGTGGTCCGCCAGGTCACGCGCGCGCATTCCCGCGCTGGCCGCTGATGTTCGCGTTGATCGACGGCAACAACTTCTACGCCAGCTGCGAGCGGGTGTTCCAGCCCGAGCTGCGCGGCAGGCCGTTGGTCGTGCTGAGCAACAACGATGGCTGCGCCATTGCTCGATCGGACGAGGCCAAGGCGCTAGGCGTGACAATGGGACAGCCCATCCACAAGGTGCCCACGCAGATCCGCCGGCGGCTGGCGTTGCGCTCCGCAAACTTCGGTCTGTACGGCGACATCGCCTCGCGCATCGGCGTGATCCTTCGCCAAGCCGCGCCGCGTGTGGAGGTGTACTCCATTGACGAGTCGTTCCTCGACCTGGCCGGGATTCGCGATCGCCGGCAGCTCGCGGTCGACCTACGCGAGCGCGTTCACCAATGGACTGGCATCCCGAACTGCATCGGCATCGCGCCGACGAAGACACTGGCCAAGTTGGCCAACCGGGTCGCCAAGGATGCGGCGCGCAAACCGGGCAGCTACCCGGCCGATCTGGCCGGCGTCTGTGACTTGGCAGCGCTCAGTGCAAGCGAGCTCGATGCCGTGCTGCGGGCAACGTCAGTTGGCGACCTCTGGGGCGTTGGTAGGCGCTGGAGCGCCAGGCTGCAGGCACGCGGTGTGTATACGGCAGCGGATCTGCGGGATGCGGCTGCAGACGACCTGCTCGCGGAGTTCGGAGTGGTGATGGCGCGCACGCAGCGCGAGCTGCAGGGTCACGCCTGCCTCGAGCTTGAAGAGGTCGAGCCAGACCGGCAGCAAATCATGGTCAGCCGATCGTTCGGGACATGGGTAAGCGACCCGCAAGATATGTCAGAGGCGCTGGCCACCTTCGCCATGCGTGCCACCGAGAAGCTGCGCGCTCGCGGATTGACGTCGAGCGCGATTGGCATCTTTGCCGAAACGGACTCGTTCAAGCCGGGCGTACCGCAGCACAACCCATCACGCACCGCCCCACTCGCCTCCGCCACCTCTGACAGCCGCATTGTGCTCACGACTGTACGCCGGCTGTTCCAGGGCTTCATGCGAGAAGGCTTCGCCTACAAAAAGGCCGGCGTGTGCCTGATGGATCTAGCCAAGCCTGAAGACCTGCAGGGCGACCTATTCACTCCGGCTCGCATCGGCGACGAGAAGCTGATGAGCGCCTTGGACGCTATCAACCGACGCTTCGGGCGGGGTACGGCCGGCCTCGGTGCAAGCGGGTGGCAGAACTCTCCATCATGGGCTTCGCGGCAAGAACTCTTGTCGGGACGCTTCACTACCTCACTGGCAGATCTTCCGCGCGCCACGTGCTGATCGCGCGCCGGCAGGCCTGACTCAGGCGGCTCGGACTGGCTCCAATTTCTACGGCAACGTGCAGGCCTGGCCATCCGCGAGAGATGGGCGGTCGATGCGCGTGTGCTCAAGCGTATAGGCAAGTGCGGTGGCCGGAGCCCCGTTCCAGGCCCCTAATAGGCAAATTTTGGGATGACCATCGGGAGAAGGTAATTTAGGTAATCCGCCCTGATAAATGCACATATCCATATATTTATCAATCACTTAGACAGCAATATCCAAGGTAATTAAAGGGTAATCTAGAGGTAACGGGATTACCTTTTAGGGAGGTAATCAAGCTCTCAAAAAATATCCTTAAAATTCAATGACATAACATTTTTATGGGAGGGCAATTACCTTAAATCACCCCAAAAGGTAATCTATAATTTCCTATTTAAATCAGTTGCTTAGGCCCTGTTTCAGGCCTCGGATTACCGATTACCTCGTTCCGATGGTCATTTGCCGAAATGCGCCCGGCGGTCAAGCCGAGGAAAGCAGCCGTACCCACCCGCAAAGCGCCCTAGGCGCGCAGGGATCTGCAGGGAAGAGAGGTCCCCTTGAATCGTACGGATCGGTAACAGCAGCGCGCCCTAGGCCCACCCTGCGGGCGTGCAGCGAAAACCGTGCACGAAGCCCGCAGGCGTGGCGGGGCGACGATTGCGCGCGCCACGCCCGGTAGCATTAGCACCCTGAGGTCTGATAGACCGACAAGTGAATTGGTGTGACGCATGGACCCAAAGCTCTACCCCCAACTACTGACCGGCGCATTCGGTTTAATCGGCGTGATCATTGGTGGACTCTTCCAAGCGATAGTCGCGTGGCGGCGAGAGAGTAAGCAGAAGGAAGAGGATCTGGTCTACCTGGCTATCACCGTAGCAAGTGAACTCAACGCCTTCGCGAGCCGTTGCGCCGATGTGGCGGCTGATGTGGGATACCCTGACTCAAGAGGGTTTCAGGAGAGTACGGTCAGTGCACCGGCTCTTGACATGCGCGCCCTCGACGTCAATTGGAAATCGTTGCCGTTCGACCTCCTTGATCGGGTTTTCGCGTTGCCAACCGCATACAGGCAAGCCAAGGAGCTAATCGCTTTCGAAGCTGGACAAGATCCTGATTCTGGGTTCTTACAGCTAAGACTGCAGTACGGGAAACTTGGCATACAGGCGTCAACGCTGGCAGCTGCGCTCAGGAATCACGTCGGCCGACCAGCCCCGGCACCTGGCGCGCATGATCTGAGCCCGCAACTACGTGAAAGCGTTGCAAAGTTGGAAGAAATTGAACGGCGCTTCTACGCACAACCGAACATCTTCCCTGGAAGCGACGCATGAAAAAGCCGCCCTGACGGGCGGCTCGTAGTGGGTGCCTTGGGATGCAGGGTCAGGCGTGCGCCAGGCGATCGCGGGTCAGGGCCGCGTAGTGGCTGGTCATCTCGATCCCTACCGACTCCAGGCCCTCCAACTGCGCAGCGACCAGCGTCGTGCCGCTGCCGGCGAACGGATCGAGGACCCGGCCGCCGCTCTCGCAGATTCGCACCAGCTGCCGCATCAACTCTGTCGGCTTGCCGGTCAGGTGGTGCTTGTCGGCTTTTCGCACTGGCTCACGGATGACACCAGGCAACACCGGCGCGCGGCGATCCAGCGGCATGTTGCCTTTGCTGCCCCACACGATGTATTCGGCCTGGTTCCGGAACCGGCCCAGCTGCGGCCGCACGCCTTCGGTCTTGTCCCAGACGGTGATGCCGCGCCAGGTGAAGCCCGCGATCTGCAGCGCGTCAGTGGTCAATGGCAGCTGCCGCCAGTCGGTGAACAGCAGCACCGGCGCGCCATCCTTGAGCACGCGCGCGCATTCGGACAACCAAAGGTGCATCCATTGCAGGTGCGAGCGTTGGTCGCGTTCGTCACCAACGAAGTCGGCATGTCCGCCATCCCGGCAATACTTTGTCGAGGGCGACCGCGCACGGGCAGCGGCAGTCAGGCCGCCGCTCGCATAGGGCGGATCAGTGATCAGCGCGTCGAACGAATTCGCTTCGAGCGTAGGCAGGATGGTCAGGGCGTCGCCCTGCAGGAGCTGGTTTTTCATGGTGAGAGCCTTCTTGGATTCGCTCGCGGCGATCGGAGGTGAGGCTCTCGGCCTTCAGGTGATTGAGCGTGCCGCAGCGCGGGCACTTGATCTGGATTTCGTCGAAGGCGCCGGCCTTGCACAGCAGGCGGGCGCATTCGCCACAACGGAGGTTCTTGAGCATTGCGTGGTCTTGCGGTGGGAAAGGATTACGCGGTCGCTGGCGGCGCGTAGGGGGTGAACGAGATCACCTCATCGCCCACCCAGTCGTTGATCTTCAACATGCGCGCCTGCAGCGGTTCAAGCTCGTTAGCGGCCCACACGGCAGCGGCCTCACGGATCGACCCGAAGCCACCAGCGTTCTGCGGCACGATGCCCATGAGCTGCGGCGGGATCCGCAGCGCGGCCAGCATGTCGTCGCGAGTGATGCCCTTGATGCCGCTGAACTCATCCTTGGCCGCCACTTCGCTGACCGGGATCAGCTTCAAACCGTCCTTGTTGCCGCCTGGCGAGTACAGGAACAGGTTGCGGAAGTTGCCCGGCCCCTTGGCGCCCTTCATGGCGTTGCGCAGCGCGTCGACGTCTTCCTGGCTCTGCTGCGGGTCGGTCAGGTACAGGATGAAACCGGCATGCGAGCCGTTGTTGTAGTACTTCCGCCGAAACAGCGTGGCCGATTCGTTGAGCAGCGCGGACTGCATCGCCGGCATCCACTCGGGCAGGCCGTAGAGTTCTTGATCGACATCGGCTTCGCGCAGCTGGAACACGCTGCCCGGCTCGAACACGTGCTCGTCGTGCCAGGTGCGCACCTGGAAGTACTCGCCCTCTGTGATGCCGCGCCGCATGTACTTGGACAGCGGCGCAGCCAGCGACAGCGCACCGCCCATGCGGTTGCGGCGACGCTCAAGGTAGCCATTGCCCAGGGTGATCCAGTCCAGCGACAGCTGCTCGAAGGCCTCGCGCGTCAGTAACCGATGCGGCTTGAAGGTCCGCGCCAGCATGTTGCGCTTGAAGATCAGCCCGGACTGCAGGAACGGATTGCTGCGGGTGGTCTTGGACAGGCCATCCATGGCCACAGGCGGCTCATACCAGCGCCCGTTCTGCCAGCACTCCAGATAGTCCAGCACGCCGCGCCCATCGAGCACTGGCGTCGGATCACCAAAGGTGAAAGCCTCGGTGCGTGCGGGCACGGCTGGCGCTGCAGGCGCGGTGGCGGGCAGCTGGTCGGTCAACATCAAGAGATCTCCATGAAGCCGGAATTGCGCGCGGTGCGCCCTTCCAGCGGTTCGTTCTGCAGCGCGTGGAACAGTGCCCACGCCAGGTCCGCGTGGCCGGTCTCTTCCGAGCGACCAGCGGTGAAGGTGGACTGGCGGCCGCTGGCCGTCATCGTCTTGCGGATGGCCATCAACGACTGCGCCACATCGGTCCAGCCGGCGTCGAACTCCAGCCGCCCGTTGTGGATCACGTCGAACGCCTTGAGCACCAGGCGCGTCTTGACCTCCGGCGAGTAGCTGAAGGTGACCAGATTCGGGAAGAACTGCTTCACCAGCTGCGCCACACCGCTACCCATGCCGGTGGTGTCGATGCCGATATAGGTCACCCAATACCGGCGCGTGATGCGCTCGATCTCGGCGGCCTGCTTGGCAAAGTCCATGCCCCTGAACTGGATCCGCTCCAGCAAGCGGAACTTGCCGCCGGGCAGCTGCGGTGGCGCTACCACGACCAGGCCGGCGGTGTCGCCCGTCTCAGCCGGGTCGTAGCCGATCCACACCGCGCGATCGCCGTAGGGGCGCGCAGCGAACGGCTTGTAGTCCTGGCCCCACTCGACCCAGCTATCGACCATGCACGGCTGCAGCATCGCCAGCGGGAAGATGCTGGCGCCGTCGTCGACGAAGTCGCACATCAACAAGTTGGCGAACGCATCCGGGCTGTATTCCTCGCGCAGCTCGTCGATGTCGAACAGGTCGCAGCCACGGCGCTGGGCATCGAGGATGTTGACGATCTGCCGCCACGCGCGGTCTTGGCAGCGGCGACCGCCGGCGAGCGCATCGTGCGAGACATCGATCTGGATCCGCTGCGCGGCCGGCTTGCCCTTGTTGCGGCGCTCTCCGGTCCAGAACGTGTAGGCCTCGTGGGCCATGCTCGATGGCGTGCTGAAGTAGGTCTTGCGCCACTTCATGTGCATCGCCATGCCGCTGGCGACCTTGTTCAACTCGTTGAACCCGTAGGTCCAGAAGAATTCGTCGAAGTAGAAATTGCCGTGGTAGCCCTGGGCGGTGCGTGCATTGGTGCCCAGGAAGAACAGCTCGGCGCCATTGGGGAACACAATGCTGTCGCCGCCGGAGAGCGTCTCGTCGATGGTCTCGCGCACGAACTGCTGCATGTAGCCGCGGAACAGATGCGCCTGTGCCTTGGAGGCGCTCAAGAAAATCTGATTGCGCCCGGTGGTGAGTGCATCGATCAATGCTTCGCGTGCGAAGTAATACGTTGCGCCGATCTGGCGCGACTTGAGGATGATGCGGGTGCGCTCGTTGCTGGCCCGATACCAATCGCGCTGATAGTCGAAGCAGCCATCGACAAACGCGGTGGTCAGCTGCTCGATCTGTTCCTCGGTGAAGTCGTTGCGCTTGGGCTTCTTCTTCGGCGCGGCGTTGCGATTGGCGACAGCCGGATTCAGATCGGCTTCGTTGCCGCCGCCCTGGTAGCGCTGGATGCGCGCTTGGCGCTCCAGCTGCCGATGCAGTAGATCAATTTCTTTGAAGTCGCCGCCGGACTTTTCCGGCTTCATGATCAGCACGACCAGGCGTGCTTCGAGTGCGCCGCCGATGCGCTCAACGTTATCTGCGCGATCCCACTCGTCACGCGACTTCCAGCTGTGTACAGTCTTCTCGTTCTCGCCGATGGCCTGCGCAATTTCGGTCACGCGCCATCCCATCCAGTACAGGAACTTGGCCTGTCTGCGGGTATCCATCGGGAGCTGGGTGGCAACGCTTTGCATGCCGACCAGGGTGCGGCCCACTTCTTAATCCCGACAGTTCAACGACGCGTAATCACCTTGTTTACACGGTGATTTCGTTGCTGCGCTGTGCGTCGCGTTTGACCATGGGTCATCGCAAACGCATCCAGCGCAGAGGACACCCATGTCGGCCAAGGCCAAGAAGTTCCGTTCCAACTGGTTCCGCGTGGCCGTCGAAGGCGCCACCACCGATGGCCGCACGATTCAGCGCAGCTGGATCGACGACATGGCCGCCACCTACAACCGCGAGACCTACGGGGCGCGCATCTGGATCGAGCACATGCGCAGCCTGCTGCCGGACTCGCCGTTCCGTGCGTATGGCGATGTCACCGCCGTCAAGGCGGAAGAAGTTGAGATCGATGGCAGCAAGCGCCTGGCGCTATTCGCCCAGATCGAGCCGACCGCCGACCTGATCACCATCAACAAGTCCAAGCAGAAGCTCTACACCAGCATCGAAGTGCAGGAGAAGTTCGCCAACACCGGCAAGGCGTATCTGGTCGGCCTGGCCGTGACCGATTCGCCGGCCAGCCTGGGCACCTCCATGCTCAGCTTCGCCAGCCAAAACCCCGAGGCCAATCCGCTGGCCGATCGCAAGCAGTCACCGGGCAACCTGTTCACCGTCGCCGAAGAGACCGCACTGGAATTCAGTGAGGTCAGCGAAGGCCCGGTCGCCAATCTGCTCAGCCGGATCCGCACCGCGCTCAAGAGCGAGGACGCCACCAGCATCACCGCCGAACAGTTCGCCGACCTCGGCCAGGGCGTCGAAGAGATCGCCGAGCACGTGCGCGGCCAGGACGAACGCTTCAACCGCCTGCAGGCCGAACACGCCGAGCAGAAGACCAAGCACGAGCAGCTGGCGAACGACCTGGCGCAGCTGCGCGAATCGCTGTCGCAGCAGCCCGATCCCACGCAGCCCGCACGCCCTGTGGTCACCGGCAGCGGTGCGGCCGTGCTGACCGATTGCTGATCCCACACCACACACACGCCGCAGCGCCACACCCTTCGGAGCCACCATGCAAAACGCCACCCGCCTGCAGTTCAACCAGTTCGCCGAGCAGATCGCCAAGCTCAACGGCATCACCTCCGCCTTCCACTCGTTCGCTGTCGATCCGACCGTGCAGCAGAAGCTGGAAACGCGCATGCAGGAATCGAGCGAATTCCTTTCCAAGGTCAACATCATCCCGGTGGACGAATTGTCCGGCCAGAAGGTGGGCATCGGCGTCACCGGCAGCATCGCCAGCCGCACCGATACCGGTGCCGGCAAGACCCGTACCCCGCGCAACATGGCCGCGCTCGACAAGAACGAGTACGTCGCCAAGAAGACCGACTTCGACACCGCCATCCCGTATGCGCTGCTCGATACCTGGGCAAAATTCCCCGACTTCCAAGCGCGCCTGCGCGACGCGATCGTCAAGCGTCAGGCGCTGGACCGTCTGCAGATCGGCTTCAACGGCACGCACGCCGCTGCCGACACCGACCGCGCCAAGTTCCCGCTGCTGGAAGACGTCAACATCGGTTGGCTGCAGCAGTACCGCACCAACGCTGCACAGCGCGTGCTGGCGAGCGGCAAGACGGCAGGCAAAGTGCTCATCGGCGCTGATAAAGATGCCACCGACTATCGCAACCTCGATGCACTGGTTTACGACGTCGTGAGCAACTTGCTCGACCCCTGGCACCGCAAGGATCCGAGCTTGGTGGTGGTGCTCGGCCGCGACCTGATGCACGACAAGTATTTCCCGATGGTCAACAAGGATCAGCCGGCCAGCGAGAAGATCGCCACCGACCTGATCTTGAGCCAGCGCCGCGTCGGCGGCCTGCAGGTAGCCGAGGTGCCGTACCTGCCGGACGGCGCGTTGATGGTCACTTCGCTGGCGAACCTGTCGATCTACTACCAGACCGGCAGCCGTCGCCGTCACATCAAGGAAGTGCCGGAGCGCGATCGCATCGAGAACTACGAGTCCTCCAACGATGCCTACGTGGTCGAAGACTACGGCCTGGGCTGTGTGGTCGAGCACATCGAGATCGAGGCCTAAGCCATGGCCGACAGTCCCGCAAAGCGTCACCACAGCCGCGTGCTCGCCGAGCTGGAGGCCGCCCAGCGTGCCCCGCACCAGTTGATGGCCGGCGCCACCGCCTACGAGCAGCACATGGCGCAGCTGCAGAGCGACCGCCTGCGGCTGAAGCAGATCCAGTCCGACCAGGGCAAGGCCGCGCTCAAGGTGCAGCTGCTGCCGGCCTACGTGCCGTATCTGGCCGGCGTGCTGACCGGTGGCCAGGGTGCGCAGGATGAGATCGTCACCACGTGCATGGTGTGGCGCATTGATGCCGGCGACTATGCCGGCGCGCTGGAGCTGGGCGCCTATGTGCTCAAGCACCAGCTGCAGATGCCCGACCGCTTCACCCGCACGGTCGGCTGCGTGCTGGCGGAAGAGATTGCCGAAGCAGCGTTGTCGGCACAGAAGACCGGCCAGCCGTTCGATGCGGCCGTCCTGGCCGACACCGCCACGCTGACCGCCGAGCAGGACATGCCCGACGAGGTGCGCGCCAAGCTGCACCTGGCACTGGCCCGCGCATCGCTTGCAGGCATCACCGATGAGACACCCGCCGACCAGGCGCAGCCGATCGCCGCTGCCGCTGTGGCCGACCTGCAGCGCGCCATCGCACTGCACGGTAGCTGCGGCGGCAAGAAGGATCTGGAGCGCGCCGAGCGCCTCTTGAAGAAGTTCAGCGTTGAGCCTGCGGGCACCAACGCATAACCGAGCGTCCCCGCAACCCTCGCCGGCTCGGGGCTGATCCACAGCAATGCATCGCTGCGGTGACGCCCCGACCACCGGCGATCTCTTCCGAGCCATGCATGAGCGGGTTCACTGCCACCGGCACCACGAGCGCCACGCCTGATGCGATCGCCAATGCGCCGTTCTGGCCGGCGATCGCCCCGACCAGCGTGCGGGCGAGCATGCGCCTGGATGGCACGGTCACCGATGCACGCCTGCGCCACGCCATCGTCGCCGCCATGCTGGCGGTCAACGATGAGTTGCAGACCTGGGCGCAGACGCAGCAGGCCGCCGGCTACGCGGCGCTGACTGATGTACCCAGCACCACCGTCGACGGCGTCTCGCGTTGCGTGCAGCTGTACCTGCGCGCCGTCGCGTGTGCCACGGCGGTCGAAGTGGCAGAGCGTTATCGCAGCTTCGACGCGACCGACAGTGCCAACCAGCGCGCCGATGACCTGTCACCGAGCATCACCGAGCTACGCCGCGACCAGCGCTGGGCCGTGCGCGACCTGCAGAACCTGCCGCGCAGCACGGTGGAGCTCATCTAATGCGCGTGCACGCCATGCAAGGCGACACCGTCGACCTGCTGTGCTGGCGCCACCTGGGCAGCACGGCCGGCCTGGTCGAGCGCACCTACCTCCTCAATCCCGGCCTGGCCGAACTGGGCGCCGTGCTGCCGCATGGCACGCCAGTGGAGTTGCCCGAGGTAACCACCACCACAGCGGCGATGACGCCGCTTGTGCAGCTATGGGACTGATCTGATGACCGAACCCACCTCCGTATCGAGCGGCTTTTTGATCGCCACCGGTGTGGGCCTTGCCTCCGTGCTGCCTGGCATCGACGGCGATGCGCTGATCGGCGCCTTCGCCGGCGGCGCGTTGTTCGTGGTGTCCGCCGCCAAGCAACCACTGCTAGCGCGGCTGATCTATTTCCCGGTGAGCGTGATCGCCGGCTACCAGCTGGCGCCAGAAATTCTGCGCTGGTTGCCCATCAAGTCCAGCGGCGTGGCCGCCTTCGCCAGTGCGGCGTGCGCGATCACCGTCACGCTGGGCCTGATCGAAAAGAGCAAGTCCTTCGACTTTTCCTTCCTACGTCGTGGAGGTCCGCCCAGTGCATAGCCTGGTCACCGTCCTGACGTTGATGGCCTCGCTCGCCATCTGCGTCCGCCTGCTTACCTACCACCGCCCGGACGATGCGCGCCATCGACGCGGCGCGGGCTGGTGCGCGTGGTTGCTGATCGCCAGCACCGGCGGCCAGGCACTGCACATCCTGCTGGCCGGCGCCGGCTCGCAAGTCAGTCTTTGGCACCTGGGCACGTTGATCGTGCTGGCGGTGCTCACCTACCGCGCCCAGGGCAATGTGGCGCGCATCCTGAAGGTCGATTGATGTTCACCGATACCCAGCTCGCCTCGATCATGCAGTGCTCGGCGCAACGCGCACAGCGCTGGCACGGCCCACTGCTCGCCGCCGCCAACCGCTTCGGCATCACCACCAAGCGCCGCGCCGCGCACTGGCTCGGCCAGGTGGGCCACGAAAGCCTGAGCCTGTCGCGCATGGAAGAAGGGCTGACATACACCACCAGCGCACGGCTGCTGGAAGTCTTCGGCGCACGCATCACGCCCGCGCAAGCGCCCAAGTTCCTGCGCAATCCGGTGGGCCTTGCCAACTTCGTCTACGCCGACCGCCTGGGCAACGGCAACGAACCCAGCGGCGACGGTCACCTCTTCCGGGGCCGCGGCCCGATGCAACACACCTTCCGGGGCAACTACCGCCGCATCGGTGAGCTGATCGGCTTGCCGGTGGAAGAGCAGCCCGATCTGCTGCTGCAGATTGAGCCGAGCGCACTGGGTGCGGCGGCGTACTGGCACGACAACGGCCTGAACGCGCTGGCCGATACGGGCGATGTGCTCGGCCTGGGCCGCAAGATCAACCTGGGCAACGCACGCGCCAGGCGCTTGCCCGAAGGCCACGGCGATCGCGTTACGCGCACGCAGCGTGCCCTGCAGATCCTGGGTGTCAGCTAATGGTCACGCGCCTGATCATCCTGCTGGCGTTGATTGCGCTGCTCGTCGGTGGCTGCGTGTGGCAGGAGCGCCGCGTCAGCGCCGCAGAAACGGCACGCGACCAAGCTCTAGCTGAAAAACATGCAGCGATTGCCGAGCGCGAAAGCGAAAAAAATTCAGTCCGAGTTGTGACGAAGTTCATTGATCGCGTGCAGATCGTGCGCGAGACCGGCGCCACCATCACCCGTGAGATCCCGATCTATGTCACCCAGAAAGCAGACGCTGCTTGTGCTATCCCTGCTGGCTTTGTGCGGCTGCACGACGCCGCCGCCACGGGCCACCCTGCCGGGCCGCCCACTGGAGATCCTGATGCGCCGGCCCCCGGCATTACGCTCTCTGCCATTGCCGGCACCGTCGCCGACAACTACACCAGCTGCCACGCCACCGCCGCGCAGCTGAGCGCACTGCAGGATTGGATCGACCTCCACGTACCGGAGCCGGCGCCGTGATCAAGCCCGCCAGCCTGCGCGCGCATCTGGTCGCAGCCTTGCCGGATCTGGCGCGCGATGCCGACCGGCTGCTGGTATTTATCGACGCCGGTAGCCTGGTCAGCACGTTCCAGCCGGGGCTGTCGTTTGAGTACCAGTACACGCTCAACCTGATCTTGACCGACTACGCCGGCCACCCGGACAGCGTGATGCTGCCGCTGCTGGAATGGGTGCAGGTCAATCAGTCCGAGCTGCTGTCCAGTCCGGCGCGCCGTGGCGACATCGCCTTCGAGGCTGACATCCTCGCCAACGACGCAGTGGATCTGTCGATCAAGTTGCCGCTGACGGAACGTGTCGTTGTGACCGCGAAGGATGGGGGCGGCTACGACATGACGCATGCTCCCGAGCCGGTGATCGATCCCACATGGATGAGCTGACAGCGCTCGAGACCTGGGCCGCACCGCTGCTGGCACGCCTGCAGGAGGGCGAGCGGCGCAAGCTGGCCCGCAAGATCGGCACCGCGTTGCGACGCTCGCAGAGCCAGCGCATCGGCAAGCAGCAGGCACCGGACGGCGCTCCCTACGCACCACGCAAGCAGCAGCTGCGGGATAAGGCGGACAGAGTCAAACGCAAGAAGATGTTCGCCAAGCTGCGGCAGGCCAAGTACTTCAAGGTCAGCGCCAGTCCCAACGCTGTCAGCGTTGGGTTTGTGGGGCGCGTGTCGCGCATTGCCCGTGTGCATCAAGAGGGGCTAACGGAACGTGTCCGGGCGGGCGGACCCAAAGCGCGCTATGCCAAACGTGAATTGATTGGAATAAGCGAACGCGACAGTGAAGAAATTCGGAATCTAATAATTTCGGCTATTGGTGATTATCGTCTATGATCGCAGGCACACTTCACCATTCACGCAAAGGAATAGAAATGAGCCTCGAATTCAAGACGGTCATGATCTATGGTGATCTAAGTTCAGATAGCGCCTCCGAGCAATATCCAGAGGTCACTGCATGCGCAGATTGCATCGAAAAAGATAGCAAGCGTGCCGAGGACCAAGAAATCGTTCAAATCACTGGCGATTACGACTCTTCGTATGGAGAGGAATGCCATTTTTGTGATACATCCGCAGAGCCAGATCAATGAGCCATCAATAATCCACTGAAATTAATTCTAAAATGTCCAGTGAAGAAAATAGCCCACAACCCAAGCAAGTCGCGCATAAGATGGCGCCTTTGCACATGAAGAAAATAACTTTCTGGTCATTTCTTACTTCAATTTTTATTTTCCTCAGCTGGATCTTCCTAAGTGGACCAACTGCACTTCAGAACTTACGAATACTTCCGGATGAATTAAATAAAACATGGCATGCCTTCAGCAGCTGGCTTCATGAGGATGAAGAATGGACTGGAACATGGTCTGCCAATCCTGAAGGTTATGCTGACGTTGAAGAAATGCGCCTATCTGATACTGACCTTGTAATTACACTGTCTTCGTCAGAAGGAATTTTAAGTGGCACTGTGGCTAGCAAATCCATTTGTCGAGCCATGCCTTTATTCAATTTTAATTTGCTGGAAGGACGCGTTTCTGCGCTCGGCGGCAGTGCGGACATTAAAGTATTCGATTATGTCGGCGGGAAAAGATTGGATCTTGGCTCTATACAATTGCGGCGTGACGGCTCCGCTGTGGATGTGATTGCCGGGGCCATATTTTTGCAGGTACTTCCCGTTCCAGTTCGGATAGCTCGTGATCCGAACCGATCCGAATCCAGCCAACCTGAACATATGAGTGACTACTGCGCGAAAGAACGAGAAGCTTTGTTTGAAAAATTACGGAATGAGTCTGGCGAAGACAAAACCCAGTAGGCAACCAGTTTGCGTTTCGAATTTATGAATGTAGAACGGATACAACGATTTTTGATGCACAAGTTCACCTTGTAAGAACAGCTAAGACTAGCTGATTCACTGGCAGCGGCATGCGGTCACATTGATGCTTGATGCATGTTCCTTGCAGCAAGCGGCCATGGCTTCCTTCACCGCTGTAGACCTGTCGAAACTTCAAGCTCCAGACCTGATCGAAGCGCTGGACTTCGAGACGATATTCGCTGAGGCGCTGGCACAATTTCGTCGGCTGATGCCGGAATTCTCCGCGCTCACAGAAGCCGATCCCGTTTACAAGATCCTGCAACTGTTCGCTGCCCGCGAACTGCTGCTCCGCCAGCGAGCCAACGACAAGGCCCAGCAGACCATGCTGGCCTTTGCCACCGGCACCAACCTCGATCACCTTGGCGCGTTATTCGGTGTCGCACGCCTGGTGCTCGATCCGGGACAACCCGAGATCGACATTGCGCCGACCTACGAGTCGGACGTGGACTTCCGCCGCCGGATCCAGCTGGCGCCGGAGGGCTTCAGTGTTGCCGGCCCCGAGGGCGCCTACATCTATCACGCGCTCAGTGCGGCGGCCGATGTCATGGACGCCAGTGCCACCAGCCCCGCACCCGGGCAAGTGCTGGTCACCGTCCAGTCGCGCACCGGCGACGGCACGGCTCCACAGGCGTTGTTGGACCAGGTCGCTGCGATCCTCACCCACGATGACGTGCGCCCGCTGACCGACAGTGTCACGGTCCAGAGCGCCCAGATCGTCCCGTATGCCATTCGTGGGCGCGTCTACACCTATGCCGGCCCTGACTCGGCAGTGGTCATGCGTGAGGCGCTGCGCAGCCTGCGGGCGTATCTGGATGAGGCACACCGCATTGGCCGTGATGTCCCGGAGTCAGCGATCAAGGCCAAGCTGTTTGCCGATGGTGTGCAGCGCATAGAACTAGACTCGCCTGCAGCGGACATCCGGATCAGCCGCACGCAGGCCGCCTACTGCACCGCTATCGACATCGTGCATGCCGGCATCGATGAGTAATTCCCCGCTGCCGCCCAACGCCACGCCGATGGAGCGCGCCCTGGCTGCCGTCACCGAGCGCCTGGAAGCCATCCCGCTGCCGTACCCGGATCTGTGGAACCCGGACACCTGCCCGGCCGGTCATCTCCCGTGGCTGGCGTGGACGCTGTCGGTGGACGACTGGAAGGCCGACTGGAGCGATGCGGTCAAGCGCTCGCGCCTGCGCAGCGCTATGGCGATCCAGCGCCGCAAGGGCACCGCCAACAGCGTGCGCATGGTGGTGGCCTCGTTCGGGGGTGCGGTGACCATCCGCGAGTGGTGGCAGCAGCAGCCACACGGCCAGCCGCACACCTTCGAGCTGACGCTCACGCTCAACGGCTCCGATGGCAGAGCTGCGAGCGCTCGGTTTGTCGATGAGGTCATCGCCGAGGTCGAGCGCACCAAACCGGTCCGCTCGCACTTCGGCTTCGTGCAGGGGCTGCAAGCCACCGGCAATGTCTCGCTGGTCACCTTATTCGCATCATCAACTACCGCCGTCTGTCGATGACGGCGCAGGGATAAGCCATGGCACTACAACTGGTCCTCACCACCGCCGGTCGCGCGGCGCTGATCAACGCCGAGAAGAACGGCACCAACGCCGTCAAGGTGACCAGCATTGGCTTTACCGCGACGGCGTTCGCTGCAGCCGAGGACCTGAAGACAGTCCCAGGTCAGCACCTGTCGCTCTCCAGCATCTCGGGCGGCACCACGTCGTCCACCACCATCCATGTCACTGTCAGCGACACGAGCCGGGGCACCTATGAGGTGCGCGGCTTCGGGCTGTATCTGGAGAATGGCACGTTGCTGGGCAGCTATTCCCAGCCCGAGCTAATCATGGAGAAGGCCGCGGCCTCAGACCTGCTGATGTCGGCTGACATCCTGTTTTCGGGCGTCACCGTGTCTTCGGTGACGTTCGGCAATGCCAACTTCACCAACCCGGCCGCGACCACTGAGAAGGAAGGCATTGTCGAACTCGCCACACGTGCCGAGGCCATTGCAGGCACGGACCAGCAACGTGCGGTCACGCCGGACGCATTAAAGGCAGCGATCGACAGCCGCAGTGGTTGTGCGCGCTTCGAGGCATCGGGCACCTTCACTGTCCCCGCAGGCGTGACGGCCATCTATGTCAGCGCCTGTGCTGGCGGCGGTGGCGGCGGTGGCGGAGGAACCCGCGCCGAAAAGTCCAATGGGTCTGGGGTCTACACCGCGACTGGCGGTGGCGGCGGAGGCGCTGGGCAGTCGATTCAGCGCGTGCGCTTTGCGGTCACACCTGGGGTGAGCCATCCGATCGTCATCGGTGCCGGTGGATCAGCTGGCGCAGGCTCACGCACGGACGGTACAGCTGGGGCCGCCGGTGGCACCGGCGGTGCCACCGTCATCGGGAATCTCACCACGCTGGCCGGTGGCCAGGGTGGTGGTGGCGGACTCGTCGGCGCCAATCAGGTAGGCGGTGCAACCGGCGGAGATGGCTACCCAGCCGGCGGCGACTCCGCATCGATCGCAGCGACTGCTCCCTATGGCCCCGCCGGCACTGGAGGCTCGTGTGCGTTCGGCGGCGGTGGTCCTGGCGGCCGCAGTGCGGGCGATACCACGTCGGCTAGCCGCAGGGGCTTTGGGTTCGGTGCTGGTGGCGGGGGCGGAGGTGGCGTGTCCAATGGTGCCTCTGCCAGCACGTTCGGCAAGGATGGGGCCACCGGGTGCCCCGGCTTCGTTTTCATTGAGTGGTGCTGAGATGACGATTGGACGTTACGCGATGATCCAAACCGGGACCGACGTGGTGGTCAACATCATCGTTTCCGATAGCGCCTTCACTATTGAAGGTTTCGAGTTCCGCCCACTCCAAGACAAGACCGTGTGCGAACCCGGCATGTACTTCAATCGCGGCGATGGGCTGTACTACTTCGACGCGCAGTTCACCCAGCGCGAAGTCATCGCACCTGAGCCGCCTGCGAATTTGTAGCACTGCCGCGCTGCGTAGATCACGCAGCTACAGCACAACTGCGGTGCCATCTTGCGCGCGCGCGTCGACCATGACTGCATGGGCAACGCATCCTCCGCACTGAGTAACGCCATTCGCCTCGGCACCGTTGCCGAGGTGAATCTTGCCACCGCGCGATGCCGCGTGCAGGTCGGCGAGATGCTGACCGACTATCTACCCTGGGTGGTCACCCTGGCCGGCACCACCATCATCTGGTCGGCGCCGGCGATCGGCGAACAAGTCGTGGTGCTGTCGCCGGCCGGCGACATGGCCGATGGCCTGGTGCTACGCGGCCTGTACTCCGACCAATTCGCAGCGCCTGCCGCGTCCGACACGCTCCACGTGCTGCGCTTTGCCGATGGCGCGCAGATCCACTACGACACCGACGCGCATGCGCTGCAGGCCACGCTGCCTAGCGGCGGCAACGCGTCCATCACCGCCGATGGCGGCATCACGCTCAACGGCCCGCTGACCGTCAACGGCAAGACCATGCTCAACGGTGATGCGACCATCACCGGTACCGCGAAGGCGACCACCGACGTCATCGGCGGCGGGGTCAGCCTCAAGAACCACAAGACCACCGGCGTGACGGCCGGCAGTGCGCTCAGCGGTGGTCCGCAGTGATCGGCATCGATGCCACCAACGGGCGTGTGATCGAGGGCGAGCAGCACCTGGCCCAGTCCATCGCCTGCATCCTCACCACACCCATCGGCACGCGCGAGCAGCGCCGCGATTTTGGCTCGCTGCTACCCGAGCTGATCGACCAGCCGTTCAACGGCGCCACCCGCACGCTGCTATACGGCGCCACCGCCACCGCGTTGATGCGCTGGGAGCCGCGCCTGCGCCTGACCCGCGTCGACCTGGTCATCGGCGATGCGCCTGGCTGCTTCTTGCTGACCATCGAAGGCGAGCGCACCGACGTTGCTCCCGCCAATGCGCGCTCGCGCATGACTATCCCGCTCCGCTTCCGCTCGTCCTGATCGAGGAACCTATGTCTACTGCTTACCACCACGGCGTCCGCGTCATCGAAGTCAGCGCTGGTGCGCGCGTGATCCGCACCGTCTCTACCGCCATTGTCGGCCTGGTCGCTACCGCGTCCGATGCGGACGAGAAGGTCTTTCCGCTCAACAAGGCCGTGCTGGTCACCAACGTGCTGGTCACCAACGTGCTGGGTGCCATCGCCAGTGCCGGCACCAAGGGCACCTTGCGCGACACCCTGCAGGGCATCGCCGATCAGACCAATCCGGTGACCGTGGTCGTGCGTGTGGCCGAAGGCGAAGACGCGGAAAAGACCTCGTCCAACGTCATCGGCAAGGCCGAGTCCAGCGGCTATACCGGCCTGTATGCGCTGCTCGCGGCGCAAGCACAGCTGGGCGTGCGCCCGCGCATCCTGGGTGCGCCGGGTCTGGACACACTACCGGTGGCCAAGGCGCTGGCGACCATCGCCAAGAAGCTGCGCGCCATGGCGTATGTGCGCCCCGTCGCTGACACCGTCGCCGAAGCCGTCACCTACCGGGGCCAGTTCAGCGATCGCGAGCTGATGCTGATCTGGCCGGACTTCCTGGCCTTCGACACCGCCACCAGCACCACGACGGCGGCGTATGCCACTGCACGTGCGCTCGGCCTGCGCGCCAAGATCGATACCGAACAGGGCTGGCACAAGAGCCTGTCCAATGTGCCCGTGGCCGGCGTCACCGGCATCTCCAAGGACGTGCACTGGGATCTGCAGGATCCGGCTACCGATGCGGGTGTGCTCAACGAGGGCGACATCACCACGTTGGTCAACTTCAACGGGCAACGCTTCTGGGGATCCCGCACGTGCGCGGAGGACAACATGTTCGCCTTCGAGACAGCCACGCGCACCGCACAGGTCCTGGCCGACACCATCGCCGAGGGCGTGGCGTTCTACGTCGACAAGCCGACGCATCCCTCGCTGGTCAAAGACGTCATCGAGACGATCAACGCCGAATTCCGCGACCTGAAGGCGTCCGGCTACCTGATCGATGCCACCGCCTGGTTCGACGGCACCGTCAACAGCGCCACCACGCTCGCCGATGGCGCGCTGCGCATTGACTACGACTACACGCCAGTACCGCCGCTGGAGAACCTGCAGCTGTACCAGAAGATCACCACCAGCTACCTGGCCGACTTCGCCGAACGCGTCAACGCGTAACGCGCCCGCCTTAGATTCCCGGAGAAACGCATGGCTTTGCCCAAGAAACTCAAAGCGCTCAACCTGTTCAACAACGGTGAGAGCTATCTCGGCCAGGTGGTCGAAGTGAAGCTGCCCACGCTGTCCCGCAAGATGGAGGAATATCGCGGCGGCGGTATGAATGGCCCGGTCGACATCGACTTCGGCCAGGAGAAGATCGAGCTCGAATGGAAGTGCGGCGGCATGATGCGCAGCGTGCTGAATCAGTACGGCGCCACCACGCACAACGCCGTGCAGCTGCGCTTTGCCGGCGCCTACCAGCGCGACGACAGCGGCGCGGTGGATGCCGTCGAATTTGTGGTGCGCGGCCGTCACAAAGAGATTGATCCCGGTACCGGCAAGTCCGGCGACGACACCGAGTTCTCCGTCAAGACCTCAGCCAGCTATTACAAGCTGATGATCAACGGCTCCACCGTGATCGAGATCGATCTGATGAACATGATCGAGATCGTCAACGGCGTGGATCTGCTCGCCCCGCATCGCCGCGCCATCGGCGCCTGACCCTTCCGGCCTGGCGCCGCCAGGCCTCAGCCCTGAGACCTTCCGATGACCCCGACCTTTTCCCCAGTCATTCCCCTCGACCAGCCCATCGCGCGCGGCGAGCAAACCATCACCGACCTCAAGGTACGCAAGCCCGGCGCAGGCGAACTGCGCGGCCTCAAGCTCACCGACGTGCTGCAGCTGGATGTCACTGCGCTGGCAACACTGCTGCCGCGCATTTCCTCGCCCACGCTGACCACCGCCGACGTCAATGCGATGGATCCGGCCGACCTGCTGGCGGTAGGCCAAGAGGTGCAGGTTTTTTTCTTGCCGAAGGCCCAGAGGGAAGCGGATTTCCCGACTGCGTAGAGGATGCGATGGCCGACATCGCGGCCATCTTCCACTGGCCGCCATCTGAAATGGACGGCTGGTCGCTGCACGAACTCACGGCGTGGCGCGAGCGTGCCCGTCTAAGAAGCGGAGCCGAATGATGCCCCACCCAACGAACGAGGCCGCCTAAATGGCGGCCTCTGACAATCTGCGCCTGCAGGTCATCCTGGCCGCCGTCGATCGCGCCACCGGCCCGTTCCGCCGCGTGCTCAATGGCAGCCGTGGCGTTGCTTCCGCATTGCGCAATCAGCGAGATGCGCTGCGCCAACTCAACAGCCAGCACCGCGACATCGGTGCCTATCGCGAACAGGTGGCGATGGCACAGCGTGCCAAGGCTGCGCTCGATGCGCAGCGGCAATCGGTGCGCACGCTTGCCCAACAGATCAAGGCCACCGGCACGCCTACGACTGCGATGAATGCCGAGTTCGAGCGTGCCGTGCGCACCGCACGCGAACTCAAGACCGCACACGGCGCGCAGGAGGCCGGCCTGCAGCGCCTGCGTGGTCGTTTGGAAACGGCCGGGATCAGCACGCGCGAGCTGGTCACGCATGAGCGCCGTTTGCGCGGCGAGATCGAGAACACCAACACCGCCATGCGCGCCCAGCAGCAGCGCCTGACGGCGATCGATGCTGCACAGCGTCGTAGCGCCCGCATCCAGAGCGCCGGCCTGCAGGCGAGCGCCTACGGTGCCGGCATGGCGTTCGCCGGCCAGCGCGCACTGGGCGCCTCCGCGCTGCCGATCAGCGATGCGATGGAGTTCGAGTCGGCGATGGCCGACGTGCGCAAGGTCGTGGACTTCAAGACGCCGCAGCAGTTCTTGCAGATGGGGCGCGATGTCGAGAACCTCTCCATGCGCCTGCCCATGCTGCCGGCCGAGATTGCCAAGATCGTGGCGGCGGCCGGCCAGGCGGCCATCCCGCGCCAGGAGCTGGTCCGCTTTGCCGAGGACGCGGCCAAGATGGGCGTGGCCTTCGACAGCAGCGCCGAGGACGCCGGCCAGACCATGGCGACCTGGCGCACGGCGTTTCGCATGGGCCAGGCCGAAGTGGTCGTGCTGGCCGACAAGATCAACTACCTCGGCAACACCGGCCCGGCCAGCGTCAACAAGATCAGCGCGGTGGTGAACCGCATTGGCGCCCTGGGCGAGGTCGCCGGCCTGCAGAGCGGGCCATTGGCCGCGCTGGGCGCCACCGTCGCCGGCATGGGCATCGAGTCGGAAGTCTCGGCCACCGGCATCAAGAACATGCTGCTCACCCTGGCCTCTGGCGAGTCGGCCACCAAGAGCCAGCGCGAGGCCTTCGATAAGCTGGGCATCAAGGCCACCGCCATGGCCGAGGTCATGCAGAAGGACGCAGGCGGGGCGATCATGTCGGTGCTGCAGAAGCTGCGCGCACTGCCCAAGGCCGAGCAGGCCGCGACCATGACGCAGCTGTTCGGCCGCGAGTCGATCGGTGCGATCGCGCCCCTGCTGACCAATCTGGAACTGCTGCAGGGCAACTTCGCCAAGGTGGCCGACGCACAGCGCTATGGCGGCTCGATGTCGGCCGAGTACGCATCACGGGTGGCCACCTCGGCCAACTCGCTGCAACTGCTGAAAAACACCGCCGTGGTGGTGTCGCAATCGATCGGCCAGACCCTGCTGCCGCAGTTCAAGCAACTGACCGAGCGCACGACTGCGGTGGTCGGCCAGGTCACGACGTGGATCCGCGCCAATCCGGTGCTGGTGGGTGCGATCGCCAAGGTCGCAATCGGCGGCGCGGCGTTGCTCACCGTCCTGGGCGGCCTGCTGGTGGCCGGCGGCGTGGCCGCAATGGCGTTTTCGCAGATCCACGGCGCCGTGGCGCTGCTTTCGGGCGGTGGCGGCTTTGTTGCGCTGCTGCGGCAGGGGCTGGCGTTCGGCGGCCGCGTGCTGCCCATGCTTGCCAGCGGCGCGCGCCTGCTGCTGCCGCTGCTCGGCGGGGTCAGCCTGCCGGTGCTGGCGATCGGCGCGGCCGTCGCGGCGGTGGCGCTGCTGGTGTGGAAGTACTGGGGGCCGATCAAGGCCTTCGCTATCGGTGTGTGGCAAGGCATCGTCGATGTCGCCGCGCCGGTCCTCGCCGAGTTGAAGACCGCACTCGCGCCACTGGCGCCGGTGTGGGACACCGTGGCCGCTGCGATGGGCCAGGCCTGGGGGTGGGTCAAGCAGCTGCTGACGCCGTTCGAGGCCACCACCGCGCAGTTGCACGGTGCAACTCAGGCCGGTCGCGGCTTCGGACAGATCATTGGCGCGATGCTGGTCACGCAGCTGCAGCTGGCCGTCAAGGCGATCGGCTGGCTGGTGCAGGCGTTTATGTTCGTGTTGCCGGTCATCAAGCAGATCCTCGGCGGCGTGTGGCAAACGGTCCAGGGCACGTGGTCGCTGATCGTGGGCGTGTTCACCGGCAATGGCGATCGCATCCGCCAAGGGCTGCTGCAGCTGTGGGCCGGCATCAACCTGCAGTTGGCCAACTGGCCGGCCCGCATGCTGCAGGCCGGCGCCGACATGATCAGCGGCCTTGTCCAGGGCATCCGCTCCAAGCTCGGCGCCGCCGGCGATGCGATCGCCAGCGTCGGCAGCGGTGTGGTCGATCGCTTCAAGGGCCTGCTGGGCATCCACAGCCCCTCGCGCGTGTTCGCCCAGCTGGGCGACTTCACCATGCAAGGCCTCACCGTGGGCCTGCAGCGCGGCCAGGGCGCGCCTGTGCAGGCCGTCATGGCGCTTGGCAACCGGATGCGTGCCGTGGGCGCCGGACTGGCCCTGGCGACGGCCACAGCGCCTGTGGCGGCGATCGACAGCCGCGCACCACTGTCGGCCCCTGCGCGCGCCGCCAGCGCGCCTGCAGGCGGCAACAGCTACGTCATCCACGTCCACGCCGCACCGGGCATGGATGCGGCCGCACTGGCGCGCGAAGTCGCCCGCCAACTTGAAGAGCGCGACCGGCGCACGGCGGCCACCCGCCGCTCCAGCCTGCGCGACGACTGAGGATCCACCCCGATGATGATGTCCTACGGCACGTTTGTGTTTGCCCTCGATAGCGCCGCCTATCTGCAACTGCAGCGGCAGATGAGTTGGCGTCATGCCACCAGCGAGCGCGTCGGTGCGCGCGCGGCCAGCCAGTTTCTCGGACCAGGCGATGAAACCATCGAGCTATCGGGCCTGATCGCGCCGGACCTGACCGGTACGCGCGGATCGCTGACCACGCTGCGCAGACTTGCAGGAGCCGGCGAGCCGCTGCCGCTGGTCGATGGCACGGGCTGGGTGTACGGGCCGTATGTGTTGCTGGTGGTCAACGAGACGGCGTCGCTGTTCTTCCCGGATGGCACACCGCGCCGTGTCGAGTTTCAACTGAGCCTGCGCCGCACCGACGACGTGGCGCCCGAGGCGACCGCCGCATGAGCTACCCCATTCCACAGTGGCGCGTGCTGCTCGATGGCACCGACCTCACCGAGCGCATCGCTCCGCGCCTGCTCGATCTCACCCTCACCGAATGCCGGGGCGGCGAAGCCGACCAACTGGATCTGCGCATCCACGACCACGACGGCAAGATGGCGCTGCCCAAGCGCGGCGTGCGCCTGGCTGTGGCACTGGGCTGGAAGGCCACCGGGCTGGTCGACAAAGGCACGTTCATCGTGGACGAGGTGGAATACAGCGGCGCGCCGGACATCATCACCGTGCGTGCGCGTAGTGCGGATCTGACCGCCGACATGCGCACACGGCGCGAACGCAGCTGGCACAACACCACGCTGGGCGCGGTGCTCAACACGCTTGCCGGCGAGCATGGACTGACGCCGCGCGTCGCCGACGCGCTGGCGCGCACCAGGCTGCCCCATCTCGACCAGGCCAACGAGAGCGATATGAATCTGCTGACACGCCTGGGGCAGCGCTTCGATGCGGTGGCAACAGTGAAGGCAGGCGCGTTGGTCTTTGCGCCGATCGGCGCCGGCACCACGGCGACCGGCAAACCACTGCCGACCGTCACCCTGACGCGGCGCGATGGCGACCAGCACCGCTATTCGGTCGCCGACCGTGATGCCTACACCGGCGTGCGCGCGTATTGGGTAGACAAGGGCAAAGCGCGGCGGCAGTCAGTGCTGGTGGGCACTGACGACAATGCCAAGCGTCTGCGCGAGTCGTATGCAGATGAGGCGACGGCGCGCCAGCATGCGCATGCGGAGCTGGAGCGCGTCAAACGCGGGTTGGCGAAGTTCGACTACACGCTGGCGATCGGCCGACCCGATATGTTTCCAGAACAACGCGTGAGACTAGATGGCTTCAAGCCTGACATTGATAAGCAACTCTGGCTGATAGCGGAAACGAACCACGTCTGTTCGGGGGATGGACTTAAAACGCGCCTTGTGCTCGAAGCTGCAGTAAATACGTAACGAATCACGCTTTTGATCGCGTACTGGACATGACAGCATCTTCTACTTACTCTCCTGATCAGGGGTGGATCCAAAGCAAGGCACGGCTTAACGAGTGAGCATCGAATGCCTTGCTTCTCAAGGAAGTTCTCAAGGAGAGTAGGATGAAATTTAGGACAAACGCACACCGCCTCACATTTGCATTGACTGCTGTTCTTTCTCTATCTGCCACCACTGGAGCTTCGTTTGCACAACGATACGCGCCCGCGTCAGATGGGGTCAGCGCATCGCAATTGAGCGCAATCGATAAGACAGGAATCGAAAAGTCATTATCTGAAGAGCTTCAGAAAACTGCTACCAAGATTGCAAAGGTGCCAGGACAGAAGAAGTTCAACATGTCTGCTCGACTTTCAGCCAAGAAGAGCTTGCTGCAAATTGACTTGGGAAAAGATGCCATCCCAGATCAAAATGGAGCTGACTTTGAAGAGCAGTGCAGCCTCTTTATCGAAACTGCACGACCATTGTTGGTTGGAATTGTGAGCGTTGAAAACTACGAGTGCACATTTGGTGGAAAGGATATTTACTACTATCATCCTGAAGCTGAAATTCCAACTGTAAAAAAAAAATAGTCGCGCCTAGTCAGGAAGACCCGCTGCCACTCGTGATGCTCTCAGCAGGCCATGGACTTTATCTTGACTACCCACCTGGCAAGCCGACGGCTTGGCTTCCACAACGGCCACTACCTTCAAACGGCATCACTGAGGACTTCATTACGCCTGGGTACGTAAGTGAAATCAGCTCAGCACTCACTGCTCGCGGCTCTCAGGTAGCCATAGTCAAGCCGAGGTCAGACTCCACCGCGATTCATACACCTTCAGGCGAGCAGTGGTGGAAGGTCGCTGCGAAATATCATTTACAGAGCCTGTTGCCCACTCACGGTGCGGACATCTGGGACACCCTCCCATATGACACCTCTAAGCTGCGAGAGTATAATGAAGATATCCGGTCGAGACCACTTTACGCCAATTATCTAGGCGCCGATTACCTAGTCAGTATCCACACAAATGCTGGAGCTAGCGCAGCTTCTCGCGGAACGACTGGCTGGTATCATACCGGCGCCTATGCAGAGCCTAGTCGATTGTTAGCCAGCAACATACTTTGCTCGATGAAAGAAGTTATTCAAGCAAACTCGAAGTATGCGGATTGGACTGTTGACACTGTGCCGCGCGGCGTAGGAAATAAAGGAGAGAATACGCTTGCACGACTACCGGCAACTATTATTGAAGTTGGATTCCATACAAATGTTGCTGATGCAGCTGCCTTGCAAGATGCAATTTTCCGCACCTTGGCAGGCAAAGGGATCGCGAAAGGAATTGACTTAAATAAAGATGGAAAAACCTGCTCAACCTTCAAGATTGAATCTATTCCAACTGTCACAGGCCCCATTGGAACTCCATTCGACTACAAAATAAATTATTCGGGAAATCCCACATTTCCGGTTGTCATGCATTTTGAAACAGTAAAATGCGCCTCTGGCTGGACATGCGGTTCGGGCACACGTACAACGTCGTCGGGAAGCTCTCCTTTGACGTATCAGATCAGTTGTACGGGTAGCAACACGACTCCCGGAACATTCGTAGCAAGGAGATGGCTCGTCGATGCGGACGGCATTAAAACTGCTCCTGTAGAACATACCTACACATGCACGCCCCCAAGTTCGATGAAGGCGCACCCATCAGATGCGCCCTTTGTTCCGAACGTAGCTTCATAAGCGCGCCTAGGCCACCGCAAGTAATTTCCCTACATACAAAGTAGCGAAGCTAGCCAAACTGAGTGCGGTTGTCAGGCCATCTCGCGCTGTCAGGATGACGGCGATTGGATCGCAAGGAGCTAAGTGCCGACACCTACAAAAGCCGCCGGGCACAAACCGGCGGCTTTTTCTTTGCGAGCTAGCAAGCTCTACAGTTCACGCAGGTATAGCCGATAACGGCAAATTTCTTACGAGCAGCTGCCCAATCGCGATGCTGATCACTTGCTCTTTTTTTTGCGTCCACCAACAAAAATCTGCATGTTGCTTTGATCCACGATCGCTGTCGTCGAAACCGCTTGGCCCACGTCACTATTGTCGAACGACAGTACCGGGCCGGCACCTGTATTGAAGGACGAGGCATCGCTTACCAAGCCCAATGCAGCCAGCACAGCACTGCGAGCAGCCGGTGACGCATCCTTGAAAGCAGACAGCAGTCGCCTGTCGGCGAGGTCTAACTGCGCCCGATGTCCGGACAACACGTACATGACATCGACGCCACGGTCGAGCGCGGCGAGTAGATACGCTCCGCCGGGCAGGTTGATGTCCTTCTCGAAGTTCAGTTGCGCGTAGCGCGTGAGGCCGAGCTGCACCGCCATCTCGTCCTGCGTCAGGCCAAGCCGCTTGCGCTCTTCCTTCAGGCGTTTCCCTACGGTCATACAGGCATTCCCTTACTTGACAATGTTGAGTTAAGTCCACAAAATTCCCAAAAGTAGACGGAACCGCCACATGCCCCGTAAGAGTCAAATGCAGCAGTTCACGCCCCGCAGCCCGGAACAGGCGCGACAGTGGCTCGAGGCAAATGGCATTACGGTCTCGGCATTCGCCAGGCAGAACGGCGTGGATCGGTCGATCGTGCATGACCTGCTCCGTGGCCGTTCTCAAGGCAAATACGGCGAGTCCCACAAGGCGGCAATCGCCCTGGGCCTCAAGGCACCACCCAATAGTGCCACAGAAATCCCAACCGCCAAGAGCTCAAGGGGGTGAGCATGTTCGGTCGGAAGAAGATCGTTTTTCGCTGCGAAGCGTGTAGCGCGAGGCTCATCAAACGCACCAGCGTCCTCGCACATAAATTCCTGCGGCATGACTCCTACGTGTGCGAGAACCCGATGTGTGGTGCGACGTATACAGGCCATTCGGAGTTGACCGGTATTGCCAGCCCCAGCGGCGTGCCTACCGCACACAGTGAGCTTCCACCAACACCGGCGCTCCAACGCGCCCAGGCGCTACAGGCGTACCGCGAGTCGCTCGGCGACCGTCAGCTGGATCTGCTGCCCGTAGGCGGCGAGCAGTTCTTCCCTCACCTCTGAGGCACCCCTAATGCGAAAGACCATTGATTGGGCGGCATTGCCGCCCACGGCGAAGCTTTGCCTGGAAGTTGCACTCATGCACGGCGGCCTTGTGAAGACCGAACACGGTTACATCGGCCGCACTGCCGCGCCGGACACAGATCAGCGCTTCGGCGCAGTTGCGGTTGCCGCACTCATGCGAGAAGGCCTGGCCACCTCTGACGCCTTCGACGATCGCCTTGTGGCGATGACCGATGCCGCCACCGCGTTGTTCCATCTCCACCCCAAGAACACCGAGGCCGGCTCGTGAGGCATTCCAACAGCTGGTTCACCGCACAAGAGCCGCGATTCGTTGATGCGGCCAGCAATCTGCCGCAGCGCATCGCGCCGCACGCCAAGCACGAAGAAGCACGCCTGCTCGCTGCTGCCGTTGATGCGCATCGTCGTGCCGGCGGCGCTTATGTCGTGATCGACAACGCTCCATCTCCGCACGCGCCTCGGCGCCAGCTCGGCGTCTAAGGAAGTTCAATGCAAGAGGATCTGCGGCAACAGGTGCTGTCCCGGCTGGAACGGGATTACGGACTCAAGCACCGTAGTGGTACCGAGTACATGCGTGGCGGTAAATGCCCGTCGTGCAGCAAGAAAGAGCTGTACACCAACCACCTCAAGCCTTGGGTGGTGAAGTGTGGCCGCCAATCCAAGTGTGGACGCGAGTTGCACGTCAAGGATCTGTACGACGACTTGTTCGACGACTGGTCCAAGCGCTTCCAGCCAACGGCTGCGGCTCCCAACGCCGCGGCCGATGCCTACCTGCAGTTCTCCCGTGGCTTTGAACTGGCACCGCTGAAAGGCCTCTACACCCAAGACAGCCACTACGACCGCAAGATCACCGCCGGCACCGCAACGGTGCGCTTTGCGCTCGTCAAGGGCGGCTGGTGGGAGCGCCTGATCGATCGCCCGCATCGCTTCGGCAAGCAGAAGGCGCGCTTTGCGCCAGGCCAGAGCTATGCGGGGGTTTGGTGGGCTGCTCCTGCCGCGCTGACAGCCATGCAGACGGCACGCGAGGTGTGGATCGTTGAGGGCATTTTTGATGCGATTGCGCTCCTGCAGCACGGCATGTGCGCGGTATCTGCCATGTCCTCCAACGCATTTCCGGAAGAATCACTGCGCGAGCTCGCCAAGGCACGCATGGCCGACCTTCCGACGCTCGTGTGGGCACTGGACAACGAGCCGGGCGCCCGTGCGTACACGCACAAGCACATCAAGCGCGCAGCGGCGCTGGGCTTTGAGTCGCGGGCAGCGCAGATCGTCCAGCGCGATGGCAAGAAAACCGACTGGAACGACCTGCATCTGCGCGCTATCGCGTCCGATGATGCCAAGCAATGGGACAACGACGTCAAGGAAGCCCGCTACCAGGGCGACCTGCTCGTGGCCCGCACGGCGGTGGACAAAGGCCTGCTGATGTTCGAGCACGACGGCCGCAACGACTTCTGGCTGGAATATCGCTCCCGCCTGTACTGGTTCGACTTCGACACGCAGCGCTTCGACAAACTGCGTAAAGAGAAGCTGGGCGACATCGATGCCGACGACGGCGACGAGGTTGCTGCCGAGGATCTGAGGAAGATCAAGCGCGCTGCATGTTCTGTGCAGAAGATCGCCAACTGCTACCCGGAGGCGCTGTATTTCCAGCGGCAGGAGGTCACGGACGAGAGCTGGTACTACTTCCGTGTGGATTTTCCGCACGATGAGCCCAGCGTAAAGGGCACCTTTACTGGTGGGCATGTCTCAAGCGCGTCCGAGTTCAAGAAGCGCCTGATCTCTCTGGCAGCAGGCGCCATGTTCACCGGTACCGGCCACCAGTTGGATCGCCTGATCGAGGAGCAGACCGAGGCCATCAAGAAGGTCGACGCCATCGACTTCGTGGGCTACAGCAAGGAACACCGCGCCTACCTGCTCGGCGATATGGCCGTGCGCGACGGTGAGCTGGTGACGGCCAACGAAGAGGACTACTTCGAGTTCGACAAGCTGCGCTTGAAGACCACGCAGAAGTCCATCCGGTTGGAGATTCAGCGCGACGCCGAGGCGTTTCGTGTGGACTGGCTGCCGTGGCTGTGGCAGTGCTTCGGCACGCACGGCATGGTCGCCATGACGTTCTGGTTTGGCTCGTTGTTCGCCGAGCAGATCCGGGCCGGGCACAAGAGCTTTCCATTCCTCGAAGCCACCGGTGAAGCCGGCGCCGGCAAGACCACGCTGCTGACGTTCCTGTGGAAGCTGCTGGGCCGCTCGGACTACGAGGGCTTCGACCCGGCCAAGTCGTCCAAGGCCGGCCGTGCACGCGCCATGGGCCAGGTGTCCGGCATGCCCGTCGTCCTGCTGGAGGCCGATCGCAGCGAGCCAGACAAAGCGCATTCCAAGACGTTCGAGTGGGATGAGCTGAAGGACTTCTTCGGTGGCGGCACGCTGGCAACACGCGGCGTGCGCAATGGCGGCAACGAGACCTACGAGCCGCCGTTTCGCGGCACGATCGTGATCACCCAGAACGCTGCGGTGGACGCCAGCGAAGCGATCCTCACGCGCATTGTGAAGCTGCACTTCAAACGACCGCAGGTCACCACCGAAAGCCGTATCGCGGCCGACAACCTCAACGCGCTGCAGGTCGAAGAAGTCAGCCATTTCCTTGTGCGTGCTGTCCGTCAGGAGCGCGCCATCCTTGATCTGTTCGCCGAGCGGGTGAAGGTGTTCGAGGCCAAGCTACGCGCGCAGCAGGATCTGCGCCTGGAACGCGTCATCAAGAACCACGCCCAGATGCTGGCGCTGTTCGATTGCCTGCGCCTGGTCATCACCATCCCTGACGATATGGTCGAGCAGACGCGGCTGGCGCTGTTGGACATGGCACTGGAACGGCAGAAGGCGATCAGCGCCGACCACGCGATGGTCAATGAGTTCTGGGAGGTCTACGAATACCTCGAAGCCACCGGCCACGGTAAAGCCGTCGTCAACCACAGCCGCGACGCGCAGCGCATCGCGATCAACCTCAATCACTTCGCTGCGCGGGCCGCGCAGTTCAGTCAGTCCGTGCCCGACCTCAAGGTGCTGCGTGCGCTACTCGGTGACTCGCGCCGGCACAAGTTCATCGGCGCGAACGTGGCCGTCAACAGCGCTGTCCTCAAGGACGACCTGACCGGCGTCGGTACCACCGTGAAGTGCTGGGTGTTCGCCAAATGACCGCGTTTCCTCATGTTGGAAATTTCAGGAAATTTTCGTTGACATCTGCCCAGGAGCGGAGCAACCATTACTTCGTCGCCGCACAATCGGCGACCGGGTTTGACAGCCTGAATCAACGGCGCACCAGCGCCCATCGACCGATGCACGGCGCTTTTTTTTCGCTCGCTGTGCAGTCGCGGGCGTTTGCCGGCCAGTTCTATGGCGGGCGGTGTGCGGAGGCCTTCGGGCCTGCCGGTTCCGTTGACCGGTCTGTCAACCGCGCACCGTCCGCCACCTCGTTTGACAGCGTCGTGGCGGACTCCAACTACAACGGAGCCTGCACCATGACCTATGACGCTCAAGAAGCGCCGGCCAATGCCGCGCGTCAGATCGCCCATTACTTCGGCCTGATCGCCGACACCCTCGACTGGAACCACACCGCCTGGCTCGGCCTGCAGGCGAAGCTGCAGGCCATGGACAAAGCGCCCGAGGCGCTGACGCTGGCCGATGTCGAGGCCGCCATTTCCAGCACCAATGCCGACCTGGCCGAGGTGCGCCAGTGAGCCGCCGCGACCTGCACAAGGCAATGCGCGTGGCTCCCGGCGTCTACCTGATCCTGCAGATCCGGGCGACAGACGTGCTGGCCGAGCTCTACGCCGACAGTCTGCATGATCGCCCACCGGTGATGTTCGCCTGCAGCGCGATCAACGAGCCGAGCGCGTTGTTTCTTGTCGATGACGGAACTGGCCTGGTCATCGGCTCGTTGCACGTGGTCATGCCGGAAGCCGAGGCCGCCGCGCTGCAGGAATGGGTCATCGAGCGCATGCCTGTATTGGAGGTGGCTTGATGGACGCCGCTCAACCGAACACACAGCTGCCAGAGGACGCTAATTTCTCGATCAGCGAAGAAGAGCAATACCGCCTTTGGCGCGCGTATCACGCCGCCGCGTTGCTTGCCGCGCTGACGAACGATATCGCGATCGAGGCTGGCATCAATCACGACGGACCGGCGGCAGTGGCCGAGTACATCCGCCACGAACTGCTTGACGTCCTCAGCGGCGCGCAGCGTCTGCGCGAGCCTGAGCCCAGCATCCCGCCATCCGGCGCCGACCTGATCTAACCCCGCAACAGCGGGCCGGCGGGCGGTGCTGTAACACCGCCCCAAGGCCCTCCACCAACGCAACTCAGGAGAGTCGATATGCAACAGCAAACTGGAGCACGTCCAGCCACGGCAGCACGTCCGTTGGTTTTGAGCACCGGACCTGGCGCGGAGGCTAGCACGCCGGCCGTCGTCGCCTACGATCGCGGCATGGGCGACTGCTCGGCAACCATCATCATGCACGTCACGCATGGTGCAGTTGTGGTCACTGCCACCCTGGACATGGGACCACTTCGCCAGGAGCGTCAGTCCTGGGAGCGGCGTCGCGGCACAGGCACCGGCTGGAAACTCATCGACGGCCCGCGCCTGTGGACAACGGCGGAAGACCGGATCAGCACCGAGTTGGCCGAGTTCATGGACGGCCTGGACTTCCCCTTCGACCTAGCCAACATGCTGCCGCGCAGGCCGACTGCAGCTGCTGCAGCTGCGGTCGCGCAGGCCGCGCAGGAGGTGGCGCATGGGTGAGTTCCTCGCTCTTGTGACGGTCCTGGCGCCGGCGGCCGGTGGCGCGCTGGTCTACAAGCTTTGGACGACGCGCCGTCCGCGCCTGACTCAGATCGGCCTGGCTGTCGGACAGGTGCCGCAGCGCCTGCGTCGCCGCACCCGCATGGCTGTGCGGCGGGAGGCTGCTCATGGTTGAGTCCGTCATCCTTTTCGGCCCGCAGGGCAGCGCAAAATCACTTAACTCTGAGGCTCTGCGTCAGGAGCTCGGCCTGCAGGAGGTCATCGAGCTTGAGGATGTCTTGTTTACGTTCCGCGCTGATCGCCTGGAGCCGGTCGGGCAGCTGATCCTGACCTGCAACGAGCAGCAGGCCCATACCTGGTCGGTGCGCTGGGGCTTGCGCCTCATGCGTGTCGAGGAAGCACGTGCCCAGCTCGGCGCTGCATGGAGGACGCAACCATGAACCTGCAGCGCACGATCGACATTGCGCGCACCGCAGCGCGTTTGGGAGAGCCTGGCCCCTTGTCCACCGGGGAGGCGCTCACCGCCGCTCTGGTGCTCAATCGCCATGACTGGCTAGCCGAAATGGGCTACACCATCGCTCAGGCGTTGGACCGGATCGACTCCGACACCGCGCAACATCTTCGGGACGCCGAGCGCGTGCTGCGCCTGGAGGTACCGTGACGCAACGTCAGGTCGACCACGATAGTCCTTTGCCGCCCTGCACGAACGGCCACCTCGCTCGCCACATGCTCGACGCCCGCCGCCCCGAGGCGGGCGGCGGGCATTTCATCGAGTGCGTGTGTGGGCGCACGCAGAAGCACCCAAGCTTCGAATTGGCCATGACCGAATGGCGGCGTGCTCATCGCATCCGCACCCCTCGTGAGCCGCGGCCGCGCGCCCATAACGTTGTGCAGCTCGGCCTGCGATTCACCGGCACGCGCCAGCGATGATCGATGGCGCAAATATGGAAAGGTTTCGCAGGGCTTGCGAAGCGCGTCACTGGCTACGGCAGGGCCACACGGATGCAGCCAAGGTGCGAGAGCTACGGCTCCGCCTAGCCGCTCAGCGCGGCTATGCCGCTGCTGACTTGCTCGTGGAGGAAATGCGCGAGCAGTGGCGACGTCGGCGGGAGTGGATCCAGGGGCAAAGTAAGTGAGCAGCCCGGTAATTACATTCGAGGATCTGCGTCGCCTTTGCGCGCCGGTCGGTCCTGCTCCACGCGCATCCACGGTGGTGCGCTGGGCGCGCGATCAGGGCATTCGCTACAAGTACGACGGTCGCGGCGGCATTTGGACAACCGTGGATGCACTCAACGCCGCGCTTGGCCTGCATACCGCTCGGGGAGAAACGACAAATACAATGGAGCTGATCTAATGGGACGCGGTAGAAAACGGAAGTTCAACCCGGATATTCCGGCGCATATTGACCAGGCAGCGCTTCCCAAGGGCATCTATTGGGAAGACAACCGATGGTATCTCCTAGAGGCTCATCCCGAGGGGGGCCGTCCGCGAAAGCGGACGGTAGCCCATGCTGATATCCGGCTTTCTGAGCTCCATAGCATTGCTGAGGCCGCAGCCGGCAAAGAAGTCCGAGGCACGCTGGCTTACCTCACAGAACGCTTCGAGGAATCCACCGAGTTTGCCGAGCTGTCGAAGGATACGCAGCGGGATTACCGCTGGTGCGCGGAGACCGCGACTGCGTATGTGCTCAAGGATGGTTCGATGCTAGGCAAGATGCAGATCGCGCGCATCAACGTACCGGCTATGCAGCGCTTGGTCGAGACCCTAGCGGGAGGTCGGCCAGCAACCAAACTTCAGCCGGCAATCGAACCGCGCCCAAGCAAAGCAAACCATGTTTTGCGCTACCTGCGCCGCACGTTCGGGTGGGGTATCCGCATGGGCTTATGCGAGCAGAACCCTGCTAAGGGTGTCCGCCAGGCGAAGGAGCGCGGCGAGCACAACATGCCCGAATCCGATGTATTCGCTACCGTGCTGACCTTCGCGCTCGAACGCGGTAGCCTCAAGGCACATACACGTGGCAGCGTACCGCCTTACCTCTATGCCGTGATGCTGCTCGCCTACAACGTGCGCCTGCGCGGCATTGAGGTCACAGACCTGACAGATGCGCACGCAGAGGCTGAGGGCATACGGAGCAGTCGCCGTAAGGGCTCACGTGACACGATCACTGCCTGGAACGATGACCTACGCCACGCGTGGGCCTGGCTGGCGGCCTATCGGCAACGAGCGATGAACGCTCATGGACGGCCGGTGCACTTGAAAGCCGAGCGTCGCAGGCTCTTGGTAAATCAGTCGGGTACGCCCCTGAGCAAATCAGCGCTGGACAGCGCTTGGCAGCGGATGATCGCGCTCGCCATCAAGGATGGTGTCATCACAGCCGAACAGCGGTTTAGCTTGCATGGATTGAAGCATCGCGGCATCACGGACACCGCCGGCACGCGCGCCGACAAGCAAGAGGCTGCCGGTCATGCCACGCAGCAGATGACCAATCGGTACTCTCACGACATACCTGTAGTACAACCGCCTAGACCGCAAAGACCAACTTAGAAACGGTGTCTGAACACGTTGCGAAGTGAAGAGCGCAGGGAAATTGGCGTTGTAGCAATCTGGTGCGCAGCGTTGAAGAGCGCTCTGTCCACAACATCTACAGCTGCAGCAATCTCCAGCTGTATGCCACTTTCCCACGATTGCTGTTCGTGGCTAGACCGGTCAAAGTTTCGGGCGGTCAACGCTTGACGCAAGCGGATAGCCTCCTGCGTCAAGCTAAACCGAACAACCCCACTCGACTTCAGGTTGCTGAGTTCAACTGACAACCTGCGTTCTGCGCGTGCTACACGCTGGGCCAATGCCTCATCGTAATCTCCAGCATGAAACAGTCGCCCATCTTCTTCGAGTTTTTTTAGGTCCTCGCGAAGCTGCTGCAATCTACTGAAGTAGCTCTTGGCGATCTCTCTACGCTCAGCTTGGTCACTGAGCACTAGCCAACCCACGACGACTAGCAGCCACGTGACTATCTGCTGAGCAAATCCGACGTACGCATCCATGCTGCGGACTCAACAAGATGCTTCGCGCATATAACCCTCTATCTCTTCTCTAAGTGAGTCATCCGAGGTGACGAACTCTAGTAGCTCGTCAAGTTGCTTTTTTGTGAATCCTGTTCGTATGAGGCCGCCAAAGGACTCCTCCAAAAACGACGATCCGTAGCCCAACGCGTCGTCCAGATGAATACGGATCCTAGTCGACATGGCTAACTTTGGCCGCAACACCTCTTCGCGAAAGCGTTCACCGTTCGACTCACCGTCCGTTGCATAGCGTCCAGTAGGAAATCGGCTGAAATCCTTACCCACGTAAATGTTAATTGGACTCACCATGACCGCCACCATTCAGAGGAACCATCCAAAGGACCACTGTCCCTTTAATTGACTGTTCATAATTTTTCCGCTCGTACGCACCTCCTCTATATTGCAGCTGCCCACGATTACTCAAGATTACCAAGCGCCCACCCGGGACTTCGTCAACAAGCCTTCGCGTGTCTCCCAGACCCTTGCCGCGCCCACGTACAGATGTCCTCGTCCTCTTGATCTGCATCGCCGCCTCAATCATCCATGCGTCAGATCGGATGCGGCCTCTAGTCCCAAAATCCAGGAGGCGCACGAATGCCTCCTCGGGGTAGAGCATAGGCAAAGATTTAGGAATACCTATCCCCAAGTCGCAGACTGCGACTACGAGCTTGTCCTCGTCTTGCCGGCAGAACATCCACCATTTCTCCACAGGGGGAGCAGGCAGGCCATCGCCTCGTGGCGCAATGTAGGCATGGTTGACAGCATTGCCCATGGCCTCTGAAACCCCGCGGAACAAATGTTTGGCGCGCTCACTACCAAGTGACCTGTACGTCTCGATGAGTGAGCCAACCTGCTCGCCGTCCACCATTGACGATGACGCAACGCGCCAAGAGATCACATCCGGACGGGAAGGCACCACTGAGCTCTCGTATCCCAGTAGCTGAAAGATCTTTAAATGCTGGAGTACCTCGGCGACGGTCGGGTCTTTCGGAGGTATGCATCTGAGACCAAGACCCGGATAAATCGACCGCAGCCTCTGAAGCTCTGAGAAAAAGAGGAGCGTCGCGCTAGCCACCATCAGCGCAGTACGCCGGAAATCGATGACCAAGGCTTGACCTGACTCTCGGCAAGAAATTGCTGCTTTGCGTAGTTGCTGGAGAAAGTCGACGACCAAGTCATGGTTGCGATTTTCCAAAGCAAACTCAACCGGTGCAACAATCGTGATGCCCTCATCAATCGTGAAGTCAGGCTGTGGCCCCTCTTCGCGGCGCCTTCGAAGCACGTAGGCCCTCCGAGTCCTTCGGGCCGCAGCTCGCCGTGCCCTGGCTAGGTCTCGCCATCGATCCCGGATCTTCTTCAC